TGGGCGTTGCAGACTTAACGTCAAACGATATTTTGTCGATGGCCCAAGGTGCGTTCCTTCGTGAATCGTTCGGCGCAACAAAGCCCGGCGAAGCCGCACCGTCAGACGCAGGTCGCACCTCAAAAACACAGGAAATAATCGACATTCTTGGCGACATGGGCCGTGTGCTTCCCGAGGAGGACACAAGGCCCCTTATTACCCGCGCTGCGGAAGCCTTTCGGAAAGGGGCCCCTAAAAATAACGACGTGGGGATGATACAGCGCGTTGCCGATATGGCCGCCGATCAGTTAGACGCGGGCGAGCCTTTGATGCGCGAGATTCGCAAAGCCGTACGGGAGTCCCTACCACCTACGGAAGCAACTGAAACCTTAGTGGCACTGAGCTATTCGCAGGCCTCGCATGACGGTGGCATGGCTACGGCGGCCCTTGATGACGGCGGGATTACGTTTGACAACGATCTGTCCAAGTTTAAGACGGAAGTATCTGAGTTCAACCGGAACGCAATCCACGCGGTGTATAAGCAGATGGCCAAAGACTATGGCATAGCGCTTCCGAAAGTCCGGTCTGCCACGAGCACGGCACTGGAATCTAAGCGCATGCTGGCCCTATACGCTATGCAAGACACCATGCTGGCGAACGCAGAAATATTAAAAGCGTCAGGTAGCACCGCCGCGGCGGCCAAAATGCGAGAGAAAGCCGAAGGCTACCTTCTCCACATGACCCGCGCAGAAGCGCAGAACGGCATGAAGCTGTTCACTGCTATGCCCGAGATCAATGAAATAGAACGACTTAAAGAAGGCATGAGGGGCTGGCTTCGCAAACACTTGCAGGATACCGGCATCTGGTCTGAAGAGACGGGCCAGTGGATGCTTGACAACATTGAGTGGGTTCCGTTTAACCGGGAAGCCGCAGAGGTCGACCAAGAGGCGGGTGGGTTTACCGCGTATATTAGGGGTCTGCAAGTTCAAGCAAAGGACCCAAAGTTCAAGGGTTCAATGCGCGAAGTCCGTGACGTTATGGACAACTTTGAAAACTGGGCGGACTACAGCGTTCGCCGTGGCGTCCTAAACAAAAAAGCTGCGGACCTCGCCACAGCAGCCCTTGAGTACCTGCCCGAATCCGAAGTAGTGGCGGTCAAAACTCCGATGAAGAACGCGGCCGATCGCACTGTGTTGTATATGGTGAACGGCGAGCCTCAGTACGTGGAGTTCGCCAGTGCCAGTAAAGCGCAGATCTTTAAAGGGGCTCCGGCGATGGCAAGGTCTGCATTGCCGGTGATTGGCGGGCTTGTCGACGGGCTAAACAGCGTTTTCCGTGGAGCTATTTTAAACTTCCCCCTATTCCCCATTTACCAGTTGGCGATGGACTCTATTTCGGCAGTTTATATTTCTGGCCTGTCGCCAAAGTACGCGTATAAGATCCCGATACTGGCCGTAAAAGAAGCATTGGCTACGCTGGCTGGGGCTTCGGAGACGCATAAAAAACTTCGATCCGTTGGGGCCGTAGGCGTGCATGACTACAACGCAACGCTGGCTGAAGCAAACTCAGATGTAATTGATCGGATGAAGTCTCTGTCGGGGTTTGAGAAATACGTAGCCCTGATGCACCGTATGAACTTGGTTGCAGACAACGCAGTCCGGCAGAGCGTCTATCTGATGGCGCTCGACTCGGGCCTATCTGATGCCTCCGCGGTCGAAAAAGCGTTCGAGGTCATTAACTTTAGAACTCGGGTTGGCAACAATGCGCTTGCTGGAGCGGCACGCAACGTAGTGTTCTTGAATTCGTTCTACGCTGCATCTCGTGCGGCATTGAAAGTTTTGTCCAGCGAGGGTATATCCCCTACCGAACGCGCTCAAGCACGCAAGACGCTGCTAAGCAATATGGCTTGGCTTGGCGGGCTATCGTTCGTAATGGCCCTTGCCAATATAGGCGACGAGGACTATGAAAAAATGAGCCGCCGGGAACAAGCTGGAAAGCTAACGCTTCCGGGCCTTGGGGGTTGGGGTATCCCGCTGCGTCCCGACGTGTTTATGCTGGTAAAAATGATGGCTGAAACAACAGCCCGCCAAGGCTTCTCTGAGTTTGCAGATGATCCTGCCAAGGCCAAGGCTACCGTGTCTGACGCAGTATGGGAGGCGCTCCTTAGCGGGCCGATGCCGGTCGCGCAACCACTTAAAGTTGCGGTTGAGGTAGCTACGAACCACAGTTTCTTTACGGGCCGTAGTCTCGTTGGTAGCGGCTTGGAAAAGCGGGACGCGTTTCAGCAGTTTTCATCTACGACCAGCGAGCTGGCTAAGGGTATTGGGGCCTCGGCCAAGAACTTGGTTGCGCTTACGGGCCTGGAGGCTGAAGGGATCTCTCCCCTCAAGATCGACCACGTTATCCAAGGCATGCTGGGTATGTACGGCGGGGCGCTCATTCTTGCTACTAACAGCATGGTTAACAGTCGTCCAACGCAGTCAGCACAAGACATAATTGCGTCGCTTCCCGGCATGGCGCGGGTTGGCGTAAAAGAATTCGACAGTCAGATTAAATCTGACTTCTACGCCTTGCTAAAGACGGTCGATAAGGCTGTGGACACCGCAAACCGCTACAAGCGAGACGGCCTGCGAGAAGAGTATAAAGCGTATACAGCGGAGAAAAAAGATTTACTCAAGTACAGTAGCACGGTTAACCGCATCGAGCGGCAGCTCAGTACACTGCGCAGAGGTAAGGAAATAGCCGCAGCGAGCAAGACCCTTACTCCAGAGCAGCGGGATGCAAAAATACGGGAGCTTCGCATAAGTGAGGAGCAGATGATGAAAAACCTCGCACCGCTAATCAAAAAAATGCGGACAGAGGCCCTCTCCTAAGCCACCCGCCATACCCGCACGCCGTAGTATCCGAACTCGCAGCGGGGGTGGGCCCTCAAGGTAACCCTCAGAAACTTCTCTGCCGGTCGGATGGAGCGCTTAACTACGCGGGCCGCTGCCGTCGTCTTAATGAAGAAGGAGTGCCCCGGCAGGAGATCTTCCCACCGGATGTAGTACAGCACTCCGAAGACATCGACATACCGAATATGGTCAGGAATTCGGAGCTGCATCGCCCACAGCCAGCGCGTCTTCGACCCCAGTGGCAGTACCATCCAAGCAGTAGCAGCGCATGCCCATTGCTTCAAACCCGCCAACAGCACCAGAGCCGATTCTCTTGGTGGACGCCGCGCCGTTATTCTTCATATACCCTCGTGCAGTGAGCGTCTTAAGCGCCTGCTGGAAGTCCACCTGCCGACTAACGAAGTGGTCACGTAACGCCGATGCCGGTATCCACAACTCCTTCGTGTCAGGCTCGTACCGTATGCGAAGCGGGCCCCGGGGCTCCCGAATCGGTGCCTGCGGCATGGCGGATCGCAGCCCGTTAACGACCAGTGCGTTGTTCACGTTTTCGTTGATGTACAGACTCAATGCTTCTTCGGCAGCAGCCTCGGTGTTTGCGGCTGGCTGAATCACGTCTTGCCGAATCGCGGCTATCGTCGTCAGCGCATACTGGTATACATGCGAGATATTGATAGAGATCAGGCCCAGCTTGGTAGCTATGCTGGCTGCAGTAAACGCGCAGGCCAAAATGGTGGAGTAAAAACGATCAGCTTGATCAAGGTTTAAGTCGATGTCGATCTTCTGCTGAATCTTCTTGAGCTGCTCAATAACCTTCTCCCGGTTCTTCAGAACATACTGCATAAACACAGGGCCCGCAACGCCGTAGTTCTCGACCAAGGTGCCAAACACTGCATCGGACTCCTGCTTAGTGACTTCAAGCGGGCGCGTTATACGCAGCTCAATGAGGCGTCGAAGCTCTCCGTCGGACGTGCTCTTGTGGCGGGCCAGCTTGTCGTACAGCGAGGAGTTGCTGGACATGATGACAAACGTAGCCCATGAAGTGTTGTTTGCGCGCAACTTATTGGTCTGGGATTCCATCCGGTTCTTGCCCCGCCCCTGCGGAATGTCGTACAGCAAGTCGGACAGCTCGTCATCTGCGTAGTTGGTCACTTCGTCCATAGTGCCCGCGATAGAGTTGAGGGTGCCTAGCCACTGCATCTTGGACATGCCGGTGTCAGATTTCTTCATGAGCAAATCGCTCGGGTGCCCGAAGATGGAGTTGACGATCATCTGGGCCGTAGTCTTCCCCGTGCCGGACTTGTTGGACATCAAGTTGATCGCCGCGCCGCGCACATCCAAGCTACCCATGAGCCGCAGGAGAGGTGCCCCAAAACCAAAGAACACTGCCAGCGCATGCGCTTCCATGCCGGGTTTGTCGTAGAAGTTGACCATCTTTGACCATGCGGTCAGGTTCCCCTTCGGGGTTAACTTGGGAGCGAAGTCTTTTGTGGCGCTACCTGCCGGGGCAAGGCGGGCACCTTTGTCTGTATATTCCAACTCACCAACAACGAAGCCCGAGAGGTCTGGCAGCCAGCCCATTTGATGCCGAGTGCGGTCCGCGGCGAACATACGTTGCAGGTTGCGGGTTGACGAAGCCATATACGCCATGATGTTGTCCAGTTCTTTGTTAATTGCTACGACGCCGTTCTTCAACAGCAGGTCGCGCATTTTCTCTTTTGTAAGCAGTACTGAGACCGGGGCCGAAAACCTTCGGATACCGTCGTGCGGAGTGTGCAGATTCACGCCAACAATCTCGCCCTCCCCGTTACCCTGCGCGTCTGAGTCGTAGAACCTAGATGTAAGGTACAGGTCATAACGATAGACTTCGAGCTCGATCGGGTCACCTTCTTTATCCTTGGTCTTCAGGAATACCCCGCCGTGGATGCCCCGAAAATACGGCGACGGGTACACAGGGATGTTGACCTGCACGGTCTGCGGTACGCCGGACTCCACGTTGTCGGGCTCAAGCTGCTGGTCCACGACGTACGCATCATTGACGATGGTGGCGGCTTCAACTTTGCGGCCAATAGCGATCGGGCTTGTGCAACGCTGGGGGCATCCCGTGCAAGCTGCGCTGTAGTTGTCCCGGTACCAATCGCATGTCATGGGGCCCTTGGTCTCTTGCGCTTTACGCAGGGTGGCTTCGGGTGAATACTCCGGATGTGCGCGTGATAGTGCCTGCACCGCGGTCTCTGCATCTGTGCAGCGCCAAGCAATCGACAATGCCGCCCGCCACAGGGGCTCTTCTAGTGTGGCAGCGTTAAGCACTGCATGAGCGATCTGGGCGCAGCCGTTGCCTTTGACACTGCGGCGAACGATACGGGCGAACTCCGTTGCTGGGTAGTCACCTCCGGCCAATGCTCGGGTCATATCGTCTACGCCGTCGGCACGCGCTGCGTCCCAGTCCATCGAATCCTCACCGGCGGGGAGGAGCGCCTCAAGCGTAGCCAGCGGGCTAATGACGCCGCTAACCATCAACTGCACGGGCAACGGCGGCACAACTTTGTGGTTCTCGGTATCCACCATGCGTAGTACCCGCGCTGCGTCGGAAGTAACGGTCAGGTCGATGCCGAGCTTGTGCTCTACGCAGAGAGTCTTAAACCTGCGGGCCATCAACCGCCACGTTGACACATCGAGCACTTCATGGAACGGCCAGTAAACATGCAGGCCGCGGCCCGAGTTCACGATAAACGGAGTAGGCAGGCTAGCTGACGCAACAAATGCCTTGAGCGCCACGGCGGCTTCATCACGGCTCGCGTATGGCTTGTCGGCACCGCAGTCCAGATCAATAAAAAACGAGCGCAGGGCTTTCGCGTTTGTGGCTTTACGCCCTTCGGCTTGGTCCACGAAGCTGGCAAGGGCAAAGAATACGTTGGAATCTCTCGACCGAAGAACTGCACCGCGGGCAATTAGGTCTTCAATGGAGGCATGGTATGTGTGCGTTAGCGCCCCGGATTTGATTCCTACTACGCAGTAGGGGCCTTCGGGGGGCAGTACGGCTTTATAAAAAGAATGGTCCACGAATCCTCACGAGTTAGGAACGAGTGTAAAAGGTGGGGCCGCGGCCCGTGTTCCGCGTTGTCAGGAAGGGATCAGCTTCCTCTAGCCCCGGGGGCAACTATACTCGCACTCTTGTGTAGCGCAAGATTAATTCTTCGATGCGATTGGCTTCGTGCTGTCGCGGCTTGAACCGCCCGATGAACCATGAGTACACCGTTTGACGGGAAACCCCCAACGTTTCGGCAACCGAAGCCACCGATATGTCATGGGTAACGCACACATGAGCCAACCTAACACCGGGCAGAGTTTGGTCTGCTGCCGCAATCGCCTTGACGATGGTGTAGGAATAGCCCCGGAAATCACTCATCGTCAGCGCCCCATGCGTCTAACGCTTCCTCAAGAGCCTTCGGAGTGGCGATAGGTTCAGGCTTCTTAGACGCCCGCTTTACCGGATCGCTTGCAGTAGCTTCTGGCTCCGCTTCGATAGGCGCGGCTTTGGCAGATGGCTTTGCAAATGCAGGGGGCAGCGCAGGAACTTCTTTCGGTGTAGCCATCTTGAACTCGACGGCTTGCAGTGCGTCCTCGGATGCTCCTTGCGCACGGGCCGTTGCTAATTCCGGCTGCGTCAACGGGCGGACAGCTCGGAACTTGAGTACTGCAACTGCGGCCGACGTATCAAAACGAGCTTCAGTTACGATGCCCGACATCGGAACGCCATGGCCTGCCAAAAACTTTGCGTAGGCTTGCAGTGGCATCTTGTCACCCTCGGCTTTACCGAAGAGCGAAGTGGCCGGTAGCTGGAGGCGGTACACGTTACCCGCCAAATCGTTCTCAAGCAGCACGGCGAAGCGCTGATTGAAGCGGCAAGCGCGGGAACCGTTCAGGCCAGAACCTGCGATGTTTTTTACGCAGGTAGCGCACGAGCTGCTTTGTGGGGCTTCGATACTTGCATCAGGAGTCTTGCCGTCACCGGATGCGCAGATGGGGCCGTTGGATTCGCCCTTGACGTATGTGCCCTCGTAGTAGGCACGGGCTACGTGCTGCGCTGCGCTGACGATGACGACGTTCATCCAGCGCTCTTCGTTCTTGGCAACCTCATCGCCGCCGACCATCATGCGGAACACGCCGCCTTCTGTAGAGATGGTCTTCATGCTGGCACCACCACCAGCAAGGCGCTTCGTTAGCTCATCGGGCTCGCCGCGCAAGTAGTCAGGGAGGATGGCACCGGATTTAAAAAGTGTGAGTTCGGACATATGGGTCTCTAGGGTTAGTTGAAAGGCAGTTGAAAATTAATTAGGGTTGGCTTAGGGCAGAACTATTTGGTTGGCCTCCGTACAGTGATCGCGTATTTAGAATCAACGTTAAGTCCGGCAGGGAGCTTGTCCGGATTTTCTTTGAGGAACACCTTCATGTTCCCCTGCGACACGCGCTGCTCCAGCAGTTCAATCGAGTTGTGCTCCTTGATGAAGGCATACATTGACTGCCAGTCGCTTGTCCAGTAGCGAGTTCTAACTGTGCGGGTGAATGTGCCGTGGTCCGTGCGGCCCCCGTCTTGGCCAGTAGTCTTGCACAGGGCTAGCAGCTCTGCCTCTACCGCATCCATCTGCACGTCAAGTCGCCCCACGGATTCATCAAACTCCGATTTGAGCTGGGCTTTGGCGTCACGGATTTTTATGTACACCCGCACAAGCCGATCCGCGTCGTACCTAGGGGCCTCTGTTGCTTCAGTCATTTTTATGTCCTTTAGTTGGGGTGGGGGTACTCGCTGCGTCTGGGTAACTTGCCGGGGTAACCGCCCCGATTTCCGTCCAGCATCCGCTTTCCCCCCGTATTGAATTATACACAGTTAATTAACGGTGTCAAGCTATCTCCTGTTTGTACAGATCGACTAGGCCTTGGTGCATGTCTACTTTTCCGTCGAGCATGTCGTACATTCGACGCTCTACCGGGCTGCCTTGCAAGCGGACAACTGTGACTTTGTTCGTCTGGCCAGCGCGGTGCGCACGGGCGTTGCCCTGTATATACATCTCCGCAGAGGATGTTGGGCCCCACCACACTACAGTGTCCGCGGCGGTTAGCGTGATTCCATGTGCGGCAGCTTGGGGTATCAGTAGGATGATGCGAGGACTGGCTTCGGTTTGGAAACGTTTGATGATGTCGGCGCGTTGCGAAGCAGGCACTCCGCCATGTATGCTGTCCGATGCGTAGCCCCGCTTGGATAGCTCGTCTTGCACTTTCTCCATCGCGTGCCTAAACGGGATAAACACAATAACCTTGTGCGTGGTTTGTTGGATTACTTCGTCCAGCTCATTGAGCCTATTTGACACATCGAACTCAACAACCTCTTTGTCCGTCGCGTACGCCACGCCCTGAGAAATCTGTAACAATTTTGTGAGCAGTCCCGCTGCGTTAACGGCCGTGATCTCCGAACCTGCGGCCAGTGCCACCATCGACTTCTTGATGAGGTCGTAGTACTTCTGTTGCTGCGTTGTAAGTGGCACCTCACGAGTGGTGTACAGCATGTCTGGCAGGTCAAGACACTCTTCTTTTGTATACCGAATTGCAGGCTGCAACGCTTTGAATACGGTATCCTGCGCGTCGCGCTTTGCTGCCCACTTGTACTGCGTGACTTTGTACATCACGGAGTCCCGAAACGTTCCGTAAAACTTCGGCATGAGATCTGGGGCAACCAGCTTGGCCAAGCCGTAGGCGTCTACTGGGGATTGGGATGCCGGGGTGCCGGTCATGAGCCACAAGCGTGTTGTCGGTTTGAGTAGCGCGTTCATGGCTTTCCACCGATCGGTCTGGACATTTTTCAGGGCAGTCGCTTCGTCAGCGATGATGAGGTCAAACTGCGCATCCTCTAGCGCCTTTCCCACCACCTTGACGCCATCAAAGTTGATGATGACAAACTCGTAGTCACCGTTGATAATTTTTTCCCGGCGCTCACGAGATCCGGATGCAATGGCCACCGTGCGGTGCATGACCGTGCGAAATAGATCTGCTCGCCATGCGGTGTCCATGATTGAGACGGGGCATACAACAAGTACGCGTTTGATTTCGCCCTGCTGTATCAAGTAGTCCGCAGCCCACGCTGCTGCTGCGGTTTTGCCAGTCCCGGCTTCGCTCAAAACGAGGCATCGCTGGTGTGTGGCCAAGAACCCCGCGGTGACTCGCTGGTGTGCAAACGGTGTGTACACACCTGCCCACTTGTATCGACCCGTGATGGGGTGCGGCACGTTTTTAATACGTAGGTTACGCAGGAGCTTAGCCTCGTCAGGGCCCCAGTTCACCAGCACTCTAGCCAGCTCGCCGTTGCGCTCAAGGACTCTACTTTTTGGGATCAAAGCGGTGATCTGATCCGCTTTCTTGGTGGTAAACAGCAAGGCCCGGTTGTCAATAATTTGCACGGAAATTCCTTTAGGCGACGAAAAAAGCACGGTAGCCTAAACTACCGCGCAAACTCATGTCAACTCAACTAAGGAGAACACCCTATGAAAAGTGCCCTCCTAAACTATATCACTTTTTGGCTTCGCGTTTGCTAGTTTGCGACTTCATAGAGCCATTTTTATTGCGTGAGAAACTGCGGTTGGTTTTGGCAGCCACTGCCTGCAGGTTGCTGGCCTTCGACGTGCCACCCTTGGACATCGCCTTCTTGTGGTCTACATCCATGCCCTCCGGTACCGTACCGTTGGCTTTTTCGTAGGTGCGCCGTGCGCCGTTGCGGGCAGAACGATTGGCAATCTGCTCGGGTTGGCCTTGGTACTTAGCGTACTCGGCGGCGTAATCTCGTTTTTTGGTAGCCATGGTTAGCTCCTATGATGGTCGCACGAAACGACGGGGCAAAATTTACAAAGGCCGCTCGGCTTGGCGTTCCACACTCCGTGGCCAACAGCAGCTTCAATCAACGAGGCCTCGCCCGCCCACTTGGCCAAGATGCTAGGTAGTTGGGCCCGAGAAAACTCCGCCTTAATGATGTCGTCGGCAACCACAAACATCAGCATGCCCTTCACCACTTTTACTTCGGGGTAGTGGATCATTATCATGGCCGCCATCAACTCCAACTGCGATGTGTCCGCATACCGGCTGGACTTACCCGTCTTGAAGTCTACGACGCGGGCAACGCCCGTATCATGGTTGAGCGCGAGGTAGTCTGGCAGGCCGCGGAACCACACGTCCTTACCAAAGAACTCGCAGGGTTTGAAGTCCGCGGTGATGCCGAGCTTGAGTTCACACTTGATCTCGCCTTTGATCCGGGTGAGAGGTTCCACGAAGCGCTTGTACTGTGAAAAATTTTCAGGAAGGGGTGTCCCATCTTGAATGTATAGCTCGAAGGCTTTGTGTGCGGCGGTGCCATAGAGAGTCGCAGTGCTGTCTGCCTGCTTGAACTTTTTGAGGATGCGGGTCTCATGGTACTTGCGGGGACAGTTTTGGAAGTCCTTGATTGCGGAGTACGAAAATGCGAGTGCCATGGGTTTGCTTTATTGAGATTGTTAAGTGCCAATTTTAACAGTCCCCGTACGATTTGCCTATCCCCGACTCGCAAGCAAGGGGTAGGGTCTGTGCCCACTCTGGACGCCAGTTCATGCACGCTTCAACAAAGGCTTGTGCCTCGGCGGCTTCTTCCGCTTTAGCAACGATCGCCACAGCGTCATGCACCGTGAGTACCACCTTGTAGCGCTTGGCGATGCGTAGCATCTGCTCACCAATAATGATGCGGGCCACAGCTTGGCAACAGTTGTGCACAACGAAGGGACCGTTATCTCCACGCACGACAAAGCGGGACCGAGGTCCCGCGTTCAGGATGTCGTACACCGGTTTTTCGCGTCGGGCTTCCGCGTCAACTGCTCCACTGGCCAACCGTGCGCTAGTCGGTAGTATAAGGTTGTGTGGGCGATCCCTGTCTGCTGACTCAAGGCTATTATGTCCACCCGACGTTCGGTATTGCGCCTGTTCATCGAGTTGGCGCGACGTGAAACCCAATGGCAGTTCTCCAGCGAGTAGGGGCCGTTGTTGTCCATACGATCCAAGTCCAAGCCCCGAACGTACGTCGGCCCCATATCGCCCCAAAAATTTATGAATGCGCCCTGCCACCGATCGCACACGATAATCCCCCGCCCGCCATAATTTGCCCATGCTTGGTGGGACGGCAGTCGGCAGCGGTCTAGCATCGACCTCCATACTGCAAACGCTGGGTGCTTGCTCATGCCGTGCGTTCTGTTGCCATGGGAGATAAGCCTCTTGGTTGCGCACCCGCAGTTTGGGTAGCCCCCGCGTTTTATCTCCTTGATAACGTCGGCTCCTACCTTGACGCACTGCGTCCCGCACCGACATTGAAAACGCCAGTACCGCTTTTTTCCATCGCTGTGTTCCGGGTTCAGCCCCGCCAACATGCCGAAGGTCTGGCCTGTAAGGTTCGGGGTATTGTGATGCAGCTTCCCATCCATCATCTGTGAGTACCTCATGATCTGGTGTCATATGAACACCGTCGATAGTAACACAGGGTTGTACTGATTTGGCTATCATGCCCCCATGAGTTACAAACTCCACACCATCATGTACACGATCGCTCGCGGTAATTTTCTCAATGGCCACCCACCCTCGGTCTGTCAGTACGTCAGTCCCCACGGCTATGCAGTTTTCAATAACTTTACCGCCGTACACGTAGACCGGGACGCCCTTGCTGTAGTACATCCATGAGGCCTTGCCATCCTCTTTCACAACCTTCTTGAGTCCGGGGTACTGTATGAACAATCCGTTGGGCAGGCGTATGCCTTTGTCGGGCACCACCGTCAGCAAGCCTTGCGCGTCGAGCACCATGCTCTGCCCCTGCGCCAGCGCTGTCAGCGCTTCTTCCCCCTTGCGCCACAGCAGGGGGATCCGGTTGTACGTCCCGCGGTATGCGTTCACGATGCGCTTAGACTCAACGTCGTCCACAACAACCTTCGCCTGCATCTTCAAAAAGAGCTGGAGCTTGAGCCAACCCACGCCGTAGCCTGCGCCTAGGACTACGGTTTTTCCTACTGTCCTCTGGGGCCCCGTAATCGCATCTACTGGTACGCCATAGATGTTGCTGGCCATGATCTTGTACACATCCTCGCGCCGCTCAAACGCTGCAACGAGATCGTCTTGCCCAGCCAGCCACGCCAGCACCCGCGCTTCGATCTGCGCAGAGTCGCAGTCAATAACAACGTACCCCTCGGGGGCCATGATGGATTTCTTTATTCGGCCTGCGTTCGCCCCGCGGCTTGGCAGATTTTGCATGTTCACGGAATCTTGGCCGCTCCATCTGCCGGAGTGTGCGCCGTAGTACCGCAAGGGGACAGGGAACGCCCCACGATCTGCCATGCCAATGAAGCGCTCAGTGCGTGTCTCTTCGATCGTTGTCTTGGTGCCAAGGCGAGCTGCAACCAACCCCTGCACACGAATGTCGGGATGTCCACCCAAGGCAATGAACTCTTCGTCTGTCTTGGCAAACGCGTAGGCTTCCTTCTTCGTAGCTGGGCTAATCTTGGTCGGTGGCTCCACGTCGTAGGAGCGCAGCAACGTCGCAAACATCGCGTTAGACATGAGCAGCTTCTTGATTCCGTCGGTGCCGTCGCTGAACACCGCGTGTACGAAGTCCGGGTCGCTCTCGGCCAGCATCATGTCGCGGACGTCATCAAGTAGTTGGGCCTTGGACTCACGTACTTCTTTAAGGTGGAGTTGGAGTTTCGGCTTGTCTAATATTAGAACGGGCTCCACGAACATCCGCAGTGTCAGGTCAATCAGCCTGAGCTCGATCTTAGGGAACCCCATGCCCCTGTACGTATCGAACAGCCGCTTGGTCAGCAGGGAATCATTGACGCAGTACTCGCCGTAGCGGGCCAGCTCTTGTGGGGTGAAGTCCGCGTAGCGTTTGCCTAACGCGTTAAGAACCTCGTCGCCTTTGACACCGACGCCTTGGCGTTCGGCCTGCGCCTTTAAGCTGTGCGACTTTTCATGGGGGAACAGCGCTCTTGACATACCCAGTGTGTCGAGCCATGCCAGCGGGTTAACGCCGTAGTGCCATGCCAAGATCGAAGCGTCGAACGCGGTGTTCTGCGCCAGCACCAGCTTGTTCGACCAATCAATCGCAGCCAGCGCATCGACCACCTCGGGCTTGGGGTACCACACAGGAGGCTCGTCGCCCACTCCAATAGCAGCGCCGATGGTTTCGAATAGCGGGCTGCGAACGTATTGCTCAGTCGCTAGCTTCGTCAGGCTGAATTCGCGACTGTAGAAGGTCTCGAAGTCGATCGTTATCACTTGAGGCATCTTTAGTCCAGTTGAGTTGAGTTTTTTCTGCGTACCGCTTTCGGTCGTTGATACGCTTTGCTGCCATACGCAGTTCTTGTTTTGATGCTTCAGGGAACTTACCTTGGAGGATTTCAAGGAGCTCGCCGGGGGTCATGGGATCTCTCGCAGATAGTCTATGGACTGCTGCACGTCCGCTAAGTTGTTTTCGTTGACGACGATGGCCATACCCTTTGCAGCTTTGACCGCTGCGATCTCCCGATCTTGCAGTGCCGTGGTCTTACCCTTACCCGCCTTGCACTCAATGGCGAGAAACATCCCGTCAACGCAGCAGATGAGGTCCGGAATCCCGGCCCGTCCCATGCCATTTGACGCCGGGGCGAAGTAGTAGACGTTGTTTCCCTTGAGGATCTTGGCTACTGCGTCTTTGACTTTTTTCTCGGGAGTTGCGGCCATCAACTCACCTCTTTAAGTTTCTGCATGTAGTGCTTGGCTTTGCCTGCGTCGTCGCTGTTTTCTTTGTGGCCCGCCCGCATCGAATACTTTATAACATTGCCTTTGAGATAGCCCTTGAACTCCGCAGGGGTCAGTACCGCTTCCATGAGAGCCCAAGGCTGGATGGGCATGTCTTTGTAGTGGCTGCCGCTAACTTGTATGTCGTCTGCTTTCATGCCTCGCTCTCCTTTTTAGTCCGTGCTTTGCTGTAAATGCTAAAATTTTTAGGCTTGAGTCCAATCATCTCGGCGGTCTTTTTGCCTATGCCGACCGTGCCGTACTTGGGCTTGGTTTCCCTGAGCCGCTCAACAGCCTTTGTCGAGGCTACGCTTCGCTTGCGGGACGTGTTGTTTGCGTTGAGGGCGTTTGGCGTTTCCCCGCGCCGCTCGGCCTCCTCTACGACAAAACGTTGCCACTCAAATGCGTTAGCGGGCGCGCGTAAATCTCTCATAACAAACCTTTGTGAATTGTGGTCGAAGCGGATCAGGTCAAACATTGTCAGTCCTTTTCTTGGGTAGCGGGCACCAGTGTGTGTAAAAAGAGACGTCACCCGTCAAGTTGCCGTACATGGCAATGCCCCCCTTGGTCAGCAGTTGCAGCTTGACGTTGCGCGGCGTGTCGTCGTCGAGGGGTATCCAGTACGTGATAGTAGATACGGCCACGGTGCCGGTTGAGTTGATGGTGTGAGTCGGCTTGCGGGGCCGTCCGCGCCCTCGTTTTTGTTCTTCAGTGCGTATCACTGCACCATCCTCCGTTGCAAAGCTGTGCAAGTTGGCGCACTCATAGCGCCGGTA